GCTCATATTCGCGCTGAGCCTGACGCTGTTCTTCAGTCATGTTGGCTCTACGCTCGCGCTTATATTCGCGCAGAGCCTGACGCTGTTTTTCAGTCATGTTGGCTTTACGCTCGCGCCAATATTCGCGTAGAGCCTGACGCTGTTCTTCAGTCATGTTGGCGTACTGCTCGCGCTGATATTCGCGCAGAGCCTGACGCTGTTCTTCAGTCATGTTGGCGTACTGCTCGCGCTGATATTCGCGCAGAGCCTGACGCTGTTCTTCAGTCATGTTGGCTTTGCGCTTGCGCATATATTCGCGCTGATATTCGCGCCTCGCCTGACGCTGCTCTTCAGTCATGTTGGCGTACTGCTCGCGCGCATATTCGCGCTGATATTCGCGCAGAGCCTGACGCTGTTCTTCAGTCATGTTGGCTCTACGCTTGCGCTGATATTCGCGCCTAGCCTCACGAATGGTTTGCTTTTCCTCTTCGCTAAGCCCTGCCCAAACTAACTGCCTATACTTGCGCCTATCCTCACGCTCAGCCTGTTCTTCGTCATTCATTGTTAAGAGGCTGGCCCCATCTCCATGTCATCATCGAGGATTGATTGGACGTAGTCAAAAGCCGTCCAGTCCATCGGGTTCATCTTCTTGAGCACATCGAGCGCGACATCACGCCGGGCCTTATCTTTGATCATCTCGCTAAGCTTGAGCGTCTCCATGAAGGCGGCGCAAGGAAGACGCGGCCCAAGGTGTTGGACGCTCAGGAACTTGGTGAGCGGTAGCTGATCCCATAGTGCTCTGTGGATGGGCTCAACCTCTCTCATGGAGCCATTGAACCAATGCTGAGGAATGGAACTGTCCATGAGTGCATGAGGAGCACAGCGAGAGTAAAACAGCGCCTCTCTCTGTGCTGGCGTGAGTGAGGTGGGTGAGTTCACCGACTCACTAATGAAGCTCACAGCGTCATCTAGGTTAACTCCCCATGAGCGACAGGCTTTTGTTAAGGCGTCATCTTCGGCCCAATTATACAAGCGGTTAGGCTCAGGCTGTGGCTGTGGCGGCTGTGGCTGTGGTGGCTGTGACTGTGGTGGCTGTGGCGGCTCTGACTGTGGCGGCTGTGACTGCTGAGGAGCTCGCTGAGGCTGAGGTGGCCTAGATGGCAGGTCAGTGCCAAGGGCATGGGCTGTGATGACGTCTCTCTCATGATCGCTCATTGAGGTGTTGTCAGCGATTTCATCGGCTGAGTAAATGCCACTGACTGCATCTGGAAAGGTGGCCCGAAGTCCTAGGGTGAGCGCTCGCGCTCTCAGCATCTGTTGAGGCATCTGTTGCCAATTTCGGTTACGTGTGTACCCTCGTTGATGAGCCATCTCGATAGTAAAACTATAGGTGTGAACAATCTCATCGGGCTCATCTGTACGCGCCATCTCAAGAGAGCAGATCTCAGCGCTCCACTCTGTAATACGTATGTAACGGCACAGGCCAGAGCGTCTGCATATGCCGGCCATAGCGTCAGCGTTGAGCGTTGGCTTGTTGCCCTTCAGGACATAGCCTTGAGTCATGGTCAAGCCAAGATCGCCTCCAAAGTGGTGACCAAATGCGGCATGTAGCAGAAGCAGATCCATGGGCTTGCCGTTGCTTAACAGGTTGCTCATATCGAGCGCCTCTTGAACTGAGGCTGGATTCCATATAGAAGTTCTGGTTGTCATGGTGTGATCCTATCGGGTTGTTGTTAGGGTGATCGGGTTCTACTCAATGACCTGATGGGGTCATCATCTTTTGTTGGTTGGTTGGTGACTGGCACCACTTCGAGGCCGGTTGACCTCCTGTTAGTTGAAGCGTGTTTGGAACAGCTCTGGCAGCCTTCAGGCAATCGTGCTGAGCCTTGCGCTGGTGGTGTGTGCCGTAGGTATCTATTATAAAGTAGCCGAGAATTGAGACGGCTACCCACACGGCTAGAGGTATGAGCATGAGGCGTTCAGCCTCTCTGTTCTCTTCTCTTGTGAGCATCATGATGAAGTCCTGGTTGGTGGTTGGTTTTGGTCTGGCTGGCTGGCTAGAGGAGCTCAGCTAGACACATTAGTGTGTATAGGATGATAAATAGGGCCGGCATGGCGTTGGTGCTTAGGTTGGTTGGTTGTGTCAGTGGGTTGTGTCAGTGGGTTGTGTCAGTGGAGCGGCTCAGCGTCTTGGTGTGCTGTCCAGAGTTCTTCGACCGTGAGGTATACGCGGTCACACTCTCTGATCGTTGCACCGTTCCAGTTCTCATAGTTGGCATCAACTAGGTTGGTCATCTCGTCAAGCATTGCGTCGAGCTCCTCAAATTCAGCTGTCTGTGCTCTAGTGGCATATTGCTCAAGCTGTGCCAGAACAGTTGGGCACGCGGGCTCTTCAGGCTCCTCAGTGAGCTCTTCAGCAGGCTCCTCAGTGGGCTCCTCAGTGAGCTCTTCAGCAGGCTCCTCAGTGAGCTCTTCAGCAGGCTCCTCAGTGAGCTCTTCAGCAGGCTCCTCAGTGGGCTCCTCAGTGAGCTCTTCAGCAGGCTCCTCAGTGAGCTCCTCGCCAAAGGCCTGATCGAGCGCTGTCAGAAGCTCAGGGTCAAGCGCCTCTGCTGGCTCCTCAGTGAGTGCATCGCCAAAGGCCTGATCGAGCGCTGCCAGAAGCTCAGGGTCAAGCGTCTCTGCTGGCTCCTCAGTGATGGTCTCAGTGAGAGTCTCAGATGGCTCTTCAGCGTGTGCTGCATGAAGCTCCTTGAGAGCGTTGAGAGCAAATGCGAGCTCCTCAGCGCCGTTGGCTTCGATGTTGACAGATAGGTGAGTAGTTTGGATTTGAATCTTCATGGGGTGTTCCTTAAGGGAATGGGTTCATGTGGGCCGCCGAATTGGCAGAGCCCTAAGATGGTTAGGTCACCAGGTCATCGTCTCGGTAGTGTCAAAGAGTTGAGGTGGTAGGGATGGGCACCGTGGCCCTTGATCACCTCAAGTGTCAAGTAGCTTGACATATGCAATTGTATCTGTCAAGCTACTTGACACTAGGTGATCAACTTTTTTCACCTGACCCCACCTCAAGCCCTAGATATGGGGCATAAGGAGACAACACCATGACACCAGCTAAACTGGCCTATCTCAAGTCCACAACATCAATCTCAGCGATTGCGCTGACCGCCGGCGTAAGCCGCCAAACAGTGTACACGGCTCTCAATCACACACTGCTTCCATCCAAAGAGGTGGCTGTTAGGTTGGCATCTGCGGCCTGCGCTCTCTGCGACACTCGCGCCTTTGAGGCGAGCGACTTCAACCCGACCCTTCCAAAGTCAATCCGCAACCTGACTGATCAGCGCTTCGTCATCACAGATTTAGACCTCAACTCTAATGTATGGGCCACGGCTGAGGAGCTCCTCTTAGAATACTCTGATGATATCGATCTGATCTCAGCGCTCCATGATTGTGTCAGTGACGGACAGCGCCAGCTTGTTCATGGCCACCTTCTCGTTGAGCTCGACAACAGCTCAGATGATGATCTGAGTGACGTATGAGAGAGGTGGAGATTAGAGCGGCTATATACAGGCTGAAGCTCAAGCCCAATACCAAGCTCACCTTATTAGGCGTGCTGTCTGTGGTGGACTGGAAGACGTTCTGTGGTCCTTGCTCCTCGCGTGATGTAGGCCACCGAATGAACATGAAAGAAACGTCTGTTCGGCGCTCCTTCAAAGAACTCACTGATATGGGGCTCATAAGGCGTTCAGCCTCGCGACGAGCTGCTGACCAACATCACAGAGCCGTGACCTGTCTAGAGGTGCAGGCCATCTTAGACCTAGCTCATAGTGAGCTACCCCTAGCTCATAGTGAGCTACCCCTAGCTCATAGTGAGCTACCCCACCTAGCTCATAGTGAGCTACCCCTAGCTCATAATGAGCTACCTCACCTAGCTCATAGTGAGCTACCCCTAGCTCATAATGAGCTACCTCACCTAGCTCATAGTGAGCTACCCCTAGCTCATAGTGAGCTACCCCACCTAGCTCATAGTGAGCTACCCCTAGCTCATAGTGAGCTACCCCACCTAGCTCATAGTGAGCTACAATACAACCTAGATAACAACCTAGATAACAACCTAGATAACAACCCTTCCTCAATTCCACTCTCAACCCCACTCTCAACAGAGGAGAGCAATGAAGAGGTCAATGGAGAGTTTGAGTTGATGATTAATGAGCTCGCGGAAATGACCCTCTGTTCTTTGGAGGAAGCGAGAGCCCGAGTTGAGCATTACGCATCTGTACGCCGGTTGAGCCCATTGGATGCTTTGAAGGCAATCAAGAACATGACAGCAAAGATGAGGAGAGCAAGATGAGTGAGATGATTAGATTGGGATCAGCTCAGGAATGGGACGCGATCCGAAGCCAGCTTAGAGACCTTCAAGCAACCTATCACTTATTCAAGCGGGATGAGCCACCAAAGGAGTTGCTAGACTTCACTCACCTCACTCATTCCAATCTAGAGGATCAAGGATGGATTGATGAAGCAGCTCCTCGCCTCACAGTTAAAGAGATCCCTCTGTGTGGCCGCTGTGATAACGGCTGGCTCAGAGTGCCTGAGACGCGCCACACAGTCCGACTGTGTCCTCATTGTGAGGTACCAAGACGAAAGGCTAAGCAGCTCAACAAACTCTCACTGCCAGCTGACGCCATAGGGATGAGCCTATCTAAGTATGAGTGGGATAGTCCGACTCAACAGCAGTTAATTCTCTCTATGCTCGCCCACCTCTCAGGCTCAGAGACAAAGCCTCATTGCCCTTCTGCTTATATGTGGGGATCACCAGGCAACGGCAAAACCTCTCTGCTCTACAGCCTCGCTAGGTGGGGTTGCTTTCAGGGATTGAGAGTGAAGTACACTACACACACCCGGATTATGAACGGCATCAAGGAGAGCTTCAATGACTCAAAGAGACGAGAGGCCTTAGCGGGCTGGCTCGACCGCACTGATCTTTTATTGCTCGATGAGCTAGGAGGACTAGGAGGAAAGGCCAATATGACCTCATGGTACACGTCAACCACAACAGAGATCATAGGCACGATTTATGAGCGTTGGGCCGGTGGGAAGCTTGGAGTAATCATCACCTCTAATCTTAACCCGTCAGAACTAGCGCGCCTATTTGATCGCAATGCCGCCGTGCTCTCTCGCTTGCGCTCGATGTTCGGCTCACCTCTTCAGATGGTTGGGCCTGACCGTCGAATCACGGGCAATGAGCGCCTCTCTGAATGGGGCCTGTGATCAGCTCACGAAGTCCTGGGCGTAATAGCATCTACACATCACCACGCGACCAACAGCGTTGACTCGATAGCTCATCAAGGCTGTTCCTTCTTCACACAGCCTGATTCTGTGGCGCTGAAATCGGCCTTGCTGGTAGCTAATCTCGATGACCTCAATCAACCCTGTGGGACAGCTCCAAGCCCAACGGCCTGAGCCATCCAACCACAGTGAGGTCATCAGCTCCACTTCGCTGCCTACGTCGATAATCTCAATCTCGATGGCGGCGTCGCCAATCTCAAAGTGATCAATCATTAGCCTTCTCCCTTGACGCGGTATAACACACGTTATACGCTACAAGAGGATTGGATTTGCCACAAGGCGAATTGATGGGAGACCTCCAAGTGAATGGGCCTTGGGGGTCTCCCCATCTTTAAGGATTGCTTTTGAAATCTGCAAAAACCAAAGTTTGCGCTATACGCCTAAGCTCTGCCGAAACAAGCTTTTTGGAGTCGGAAGCTACAAGGCTTGGCGTCAGTCGGTCTGACATCATTAGGGCTCTGCTGGCGTGTCTCTTTGAGGCACGTAAGAACAACGGAGAGCTCACCACTAGACTAGAGAGAGAGCTGAGACACTATGATTAACTCAATTCAGTTGATGGGGAACCTGGGCAAGGATCCAGAGATGAGAACCACGCCAGCCGGCCAGAGCTATTGTTACTTTTCCCTAGCCACTAACTCATCCCGCCAAGTTGATGGCGCTTGGGTAACGGATACCGAGTGGCACAACATCAAGCTGTGGGGTAAGTCTGCAACTAGAGCGAGCGAGCAACTCAAGAAAGGCGCTCGCTGTTACGTAGAAGGCAAAATATCAAGCTATGAGGTAGACGGCCAAAGACGGCTTGAAATCAAGGCCTATCATTTCAAAGCGCTAGACAAGCCTGATCACCTTCTCCCGCCGGACGGGCCGCCAACCTATCAGACATCTCCTGGCTTTGGGTCATGGAGTGCGCCATGAAGAGTTATGAGAGGGACGTGCTCGAGCGGCTGAAGGAGCTGTTAGAGTTAAGAGAAGAGATTCATGGCGAAGAGATGGTTCGCCACAGCCGAGATCTCTACGAGCATATCATATCAACGCTGAATGCTGAAGAGAAGGCGCTCAACGATTTGACAAGGCGACCTCTGGAGAGCGATGATGAACCCTAATAAAATCACTTTCGACACAATCCACGCGAGCGCGCGATGACCATTTCTCAAGAGAGGCGCGAGGAGCTCCTAGACAACTTGCGTCAAGGGATGTCGATTCGTGCCGCTTGCGCTCTGGTGGGCATCAGTGAGCGAACCTATCAGCGCTGGAGAGAAGAGGATGCTGAGTGGCTGGAGGCAAGTGACCACGCCATCAGATTCAGTGAGCCCATTCTCATCGCGAGAATGAAGGCGCTAGCTGAAGAGAAAGGAGATTGGCGCGCCCATGCTTGGCTTCTTGAGAGACGGTTCCCCAAAGAGTGGGGCCCGCGCCAAGAGATCGAGGTGAATCAGAATATACAAGACGGTGGCGTTAGCTTGGTTCTCTCTATGATCGAGCAAACAGACCAAAGACTCAAACAGCTGACAGAGGAGAAGGACAATGGGCGAGATGCTGCGAACAACACTCAGGAGACAGTGGTCAATGCTGCACCATCACGAGAGAACTGACTATGAGGTTGAAGGCTCTTGGTGTGTGATCGCTGAAGAGCCGGCCGATGACGGTTGGGAGAGGATCACCTTAGACCTAGTTGACATTGAGCTAGGAGCGCGAGTTATCAAGCGATACTCTGACCGACAAGGACGGGTTAGCTCCTCGGTGTGGGTTGCAACGGCGGAAGGGTTGAAGCCTTGGCGGGAGAGCTAGCGCTCAATCCACTTCAACAGGATTTGATAGCGCGTATCAGGAGAGAAGATAGGGTTATTTCAGCAAGGTGTGGGTGGGGTGCTGGCAAGACATCAGCGCTTGTCTTCTCCATCCTCTTTATCTCCAAGTGGAGGCCGGGTACATCAACTCTATTGGTCACGGACACAAACCCGCGTTACAACAGCGTGCTAATGCCTGAGATGGAGAAGTGGTTAGGCCCTTTGGGCTGGGTATATAACCACTCATTGAGACAATGGCTTGACCCGGCAACCGGCTCAACTGTTTGGTGTCGGTCTTATTTCAGACCAGGAACCAGAGACGCCACACACAATCCTCTAGAGGGACTGAATATCACATCAGGCTGTTGTTTGATTGATGAGTGTCAAACCCTGTCTGCAGAGGTGGCCCATAAGGCGTTAGGCCGTTTGCGCTCTGGCCCATCTCCCATCCTGATTCTGGTGGGGCTGCCTGTGGCTGATGCTTGGTGGGTGCAACTCGCTGAGCAATCAGGCCTCTCACCTCTACTCTACACCTCTTATGTTAACCGCGCTCATCTGAGTGAGGAGTGGTTTGAGGCGACTGAGCTACTACCTAAAGAAGAACGTGAGGCTATGGTCATGAATCAGCCAAGGCCTCCAAGCGGCTTGGTGTATTCAGAGTTTAGGCCTGATGAGATGGTGCTCGATGATTGGGTTTATGATCCCTCAATGAGCGGCAGGATCTCAATTGACTGGGGATTCAGAAAGCCAAGCGTGCTGGTCCTCGCTCATGATCCTCTGCTAGAAGCTGACGTGATCTGTGCAGAGCTCAACCCTCATGAGGTAACCATAGAGCAGTTGGCCCGTCTCATCCTGAGCGTAGCTTGGCCGAGATCGCTTAGGGATCAAGCGCCGGGTGATCGAATCTGGATTGATCAAGGTTGCGCCGACAAGGCCGGCAAAGCTCGCAATGATCAAACAGGAGCCTCAGCATTTCGGGCAATGCGAGCGCCACCACCAAACGGATTGGGGATCCCGCTAAGATCGACCACTGACCCGATTAGAACAGATGTTTTGAACGGGGTTCAAAAGCTCAAGCGCGCCTTCACTCGCAAGCAGTATTTAATCACAAGAGAGGTCTGGAGCGCCGGTGAGCGAGCCACGGGAAACAGCATTAGAAAGGCGCTGCTGTCTTATGCTTGGGACTCCAAGGAACAGCCGAAGAAGGATGGAAGAGAAGACCCGCTTGACGCGCTGAGGTATGATTGCATCATGTTTCGATGGGCTGATGATCAAGCTGTTGATCAACGGCGCTATACGCGCTCCACCTCAAGGCCTAAGACCAACAGGAGAGTAAGGGCAGGGAGTGCCAAGAGAGGACGCTTTTGACAGACCAGCAAATCATCTCTGAAGAGGAGCTCTATACAGAGCGGTCTTTAACCATAGTGCTCCTTGATCTTGTAAACTCAACGGGCTTTGTCTCGCGCTTCGGTGCTCAGCGTGCCGCGCGCTGGTTCCAATATCATGACCGTCTAGCGCGCTCTCTACTATACCGCTTTAAGGGACGTGAGATTGACCGCTCTGATGGTTTCCTCTTCACGTTTGATCGAGCGGTAGACGCGCTCAACTTCGCGCTCTACTATCAACAGACGGTTCCGCTGAAGGTCAAAATCAAGGCTAGAGTAGGGATCCACTACGGGCCTGTGGTGGAGGTTCGGCAGCGTGAGTTGTTGGTGTTGGCAGGAGCCAAGCCAATTGAAGTTGAGGGCATTACAAAGAACATCGCCGCCAGGGCAATGGGTCTGGCCATGCCAGATCAAGTTCTCCTGACTCGCGACGCCTTTTATCAAGTGCGTAATCGAGCAAGCTCAGAGACTCCAAAAGGAACGCGCTTTGCCCTAGTGGGGCTCTACCGATTTCAGGGAGTGCGTGAGGCTCAGGTCATCTATGCAGTGGGCTCCACAATCGAGTCTCTGCAGCCTCCTCCATCGAGCGATAAAGCTAAGAGGCTAGGAGGGCCACGCAAGATCAGATCAAGGATGAGGCACAAAAGACTCAAGGAGTGGCTTGAGCTCATCATCATATTGCTCTCAGTGGTGGCCTTTGGATATATCCTCTCTGTGATGTATCCCTACTTGAAATATAAGGCGCTTGAGTGGTGGAGGAGTAAGCCCGATGAATGACGAAGACAAAAAGACTAAACGCGGCTGGTGGTTCAGCGTCATCTTTCTAGTGTTGGTGATGGGGTTGATTGTGTTCTTGGCTCGCGTTGAGATCATTGAGAAAAACCGTGATGTGCTCATTGGGATCTTAGGTGTGCTGACTGGCTCCATCTCCTCCATGCTCGCAATAGCATCAGGGCGTGACCCCGCTGAGGTGGATGAATTAAAACAGGAGCTGAGCAAACAAGAGGCAGATCGAGCCGCGCTCATCGCTCGCTTGAGAGATGCTCACATCCACAGTCAACTAAAGAGTGATCAACTCATGCAGCTGCAGCTTGCAATGATTAAGGCGCTCACTCCTCTTGATGTTGAGGTGCTAACTGAGGACATGGTTCAGCTCAATGAGCATGTTGAGGAGTGGTTGCCTAATGTTGAAAAAAGTGAAGAGTCAAGTTAAGATGAGTAGAATATGATAGGAGCGATCACATGACTGAGCGCAAAACACCACGGCATCTTAGAGCCACGGCGCCAAGATTTGGAGCGCGTGGCATCAGCGGGACACAGCTTAATGGGGGCGCTCTTTCAGTTGAAAGCAATCCTGAGCTGACCGGCCTCAATTGGGTGCAAGCTGCTGAGGAGATGCTCAGGACTGACCCGATAGTGAGGCGCTCTTGGCATATGCTGAGGCAGACTCTACTCAGTGCTAGTTGGCGTTGGGAACCAGGCATAGAGGGTGATCTCATGGCTGAGGAACTCGCCAGATACGCCAATGAGTGTTGGGGCTTAGATGGCTACTCCGGACAAATGGAAAGCTCATGGGAGGAACAACTCTCTTATCTCTTTGAGTTTGTTCCCGTTGGTTACCGATACGCTGAAGAGATCTACAAGGTAGGGCCTGACTCAAGCGGAGAGGTCAAGGTGTGGCTCTCCCACTATGCCGACAGAGAGCCAAGCGCTCACTCTCGCTGGCTTTCTCGTGATGATCAACATCTTGATGGGGTACTTCAAAACATGGTGGGTTCAGGCAAGACGCCTGAGCCTATACCAGCAAATAAACTCATCTTGTTAACGCTCAATCGGACGGGCTCAAACTTTGAAGGCGTGGGGATGCTGAGGCCTGTGTGGTGGTGGTGGCAGACCAAGCAGAGAGTAAGCAATCTTATGTGTGTAGGGCTCGACAGGTGGGCAGCTCCAACGCCAAAGGTGGTTGTTGATCGAGCAGTAGCCGAACAGATAGGTCTAACTGATGGCGACATTGACGCTATGATTGATGACGCCGAAGCTCAGGCTCAAGCCTTCATATCAGCAGAGCAGAGTTATCTGGTGGAGAACGCGGCAATCAAGTTTGACACTTACGCGGCTCAGCCGTCGATGTATGCAGACGGTCCGATCAATATTATAACTAAATGCGACTCTCAAATAGCAGCGGCCTTCCTCGCTCAATTCGCTGATCTTGGAAACACTGAAACAGGAGCACGCTCAGTGGGAGAGATCCACCTCAGCATATTCCGGCGAGCGGCAATCAACCTATGTGACTTGGTGGCCGCTCAGGTGAGTGGGGTTGACCGCCGTGGAGGTGGAACTATTGGGCGCTTGATTCGCTGGAATTACGGGGCGGTCGATCCTTCCAAGCTGCCAAGGCTAACTCACACAGGGCTTGACACTGATGATCTGGCTGAGTCTTTAGCGATGTTACCTAACCTAGTTCAGTCAGGCTTGATCACTCCTGATGATGAGCTTGAGCGAGTGATTAGGGCTAAGCTTGGCGCGGGTGATCTCCCTGAAGATGCTCAACGGCCAGCGCTCTCACGTATCCCTTCAGCTGGTGGCGTCTCTGCTCTGGCCGAATCAATCAGGATGAGGAGGCGCAATGGTTAAGGCGATCAAGAAGAGAACCAAAGCTCAGACGCCAGCCAAGCCCAACGAGAGAATCAAGGGCAGTAGGGCAAACCCGAAAGGCTCAGCAAGCGGCTCAAGAGGTGGTGTTGAGTTAAGCGCCAAAGTTATCAAGGCGCTAGAGAATTTACGAGATGAGCACAATGATACCTTTGACCTAGGAGTCAGGAAGGTTAACCTAGGTCAGCTGAAGGCCGTCTATCGTCGAGGCGCCGGAGCCTTTAGCGTGTCTCATAGACCCGGCATGAGCCGGAACGGTTGGGCCATGGCAAGAGTTAGAGCCTTTCTCAAACTGGCTGGACGTGATCAAAGAAAGAAGGCTTACACCGGTGACCTTGACCTCTTGCCTGATGGGCATCCATCCAAGCCCAAAGATCAGAAGCGCTCAGAGCTCAACGCCAAGCGCTATTCACACATTGACTTCAACCCACCAAAAGCAGCCCAAGAGGCCGGCCGGAGAGCGCTTGAGGTTCGAGAGAAGAAACCAATCTCGCAACGGGGTATGACTCCCGTTGGGATCGCTCGCGCTAGAGATTTGAGCAATGGTAAAGAGCTCTCCCCTGAGACCGTCAAGCGTATGCTGAATTACTTCACCCGTCATGAGGTCGATAAACAAGGATCGACTTGGGATGATCAAGGGAAGGGTTGGCAGGCTTGGCAGGGTTGGGGGGGAGATGCCGGCTACGCTTGGGCGAGAAAGATAGTTAAGCAGATGAATGCCGCAGACAAAAAAGCGCAAGCGCTGAGAGCATACTCAGAGACCTCCAACAGCCGGGCCACGTATGACTTGCCCGAAGGCCTCACAATAGGACGCCCATTTAAAACTTTGAGCTTGGGTCAAGTCAGTTCGAGAATGAGCGGTGAGAACGTTGGTAAAGAGATCACAGCTGAGATGCTCAGCGAGATGCTCAGAGTCTTCAGGGCTCGAAGAGAACAAGACCCCGTTGTGATCGATTGGCAGCACGCCACATCACCTTTTCAAGACGGGCCGCCAGCTCCTCCTGAAAGCGGCAACGCGCTAGGTCTCATTGCTGATCTGGAGCTCAGAGAAGACGGCCTTTATGCAATCCCTGCTTATAACGAGAGAGGACTCTCAGTTGTCACCTCAGCCGGTGGCGTGCTGTGGAGCTCTCCCGAATTTTTGGCAGGTGACGTTTATGACCGGTCAGGAGGCTCGCGGATTGGAGGCGCTCAGCTTCTCGCCGTCACACTCACACCAAGGCCGGCCCAATCCCATAACACCATTGACCGCGTTACGCTCAACGAAAGGCTAAGCGACATGGACAACCTAGAGACAATGGATCTCGATGACCTCAAGCAGCTTCTCATTGCTAAAGATGAGATGGTCAAACAGCTTGAGGCTCAGATCAAAGATATGAAGAGTGATGAGCAGTCAAAGCTTTCATCAGGTGAAAGCCTAGAAGAGAAAAGCAATGATGACTCAGATAAGATGGCCGAAGACAAAGAAGACAAAGAAGAAGAGAAGATGATGGAGCGCAAGGAGTACAACAAGATGAGTGAATCTCTCTCTCCTGCTCTGCTCTCTGAGATTAACTCTTTACGTGAGCGTAATGCAGACATGGCCAAGCGCCTTGAGATCATCGAGACAGAGAAGCGCGACATGGAGCGAGACACAGCCGTCAGCGCCTTGTTGCGCGAGGGCAAGATTGATCCTTCTCAGAAGACCGTTGCTGGCAAGGCTTGGGAACTGAAAGAAGTTCAGCCTGAGTTCTGGCAGATGTTCAGCGAGCGGCCCGCCGGTCAAGCTGTGCCTCTTCAAGAGGTTGGTCATGGCGCCAGCGGTCGAGAGATCACACGTCAAACACTCGACCAAGAAATCAAAAAGCTCGCTGCTGAGAAGTCAATCTCGTACTCAGAAGCGCTCACCACAATCAGGGCTCAACGGCCCGACTTTTACGTCAAAGCATTTGGAGGCTGATCATGGCGAACACAGACAACATCTTGAGCTTTATCTCAGCCGAGGCGATCACTGAATATGCGATAGTCTCACTCAACACTGATGGCAAAGTAGTAATTACTGATGCCGCGACTGATGACAATGTCATTGGCGTTGCTCAACGTGCTTGCACTTCAGGCGATCCTGTAGAGGTGCTAGTGCATGGCCTCACTCGTGTGATTGCTGGCGAGTCCATCACATTCAACTCAACCCCAATCTTGGCGGCCTCCACTGATGGCAAGGTGCAGCCGTGTGAGTCAGGTGATACAACGTTCTGGCCTATCGCTAGAGTCATCCCAAACATCAACCAGACGAGTGCATCTGCTGGCGATCAAATCCGCGTGCTCTTCGTTGGCCCTACTTCACTTAATACCTAAGAGGTGATTCATGGCTAGTTCATATTCTAACCTACATCCAGTTGATCAGATCCTAACCAGTCTAGTTGTTGAGGCTGTGCCTAGTGATGATCAGCTCATTGCTGACAAGATCCTAGAGAACATCACTGTCCCTGAGCGCTCAGGTACATTGCTCCTTGAAGAGACCCGTAACTTTATGGGCGCCGGTGCAGGACTCGACCTCGAACGCGCGCCGGGTGCATCCCGCGCCGTGATTGGTGGCTTCGACCGCTCAAGCCAAACCTTCAAGGCGCGGATCTATGCGGCTTCGGATTCAATCGCAATGGAGGACATTCTAGACTCTCAGTATCCCGGAAGCGAGGAACAGCGCATTGCTCGAAAGGTGGCGCGAGTTATGAAGCTCGCTAAAGAGAAGCGCTTTGCTGATGTGCTCTTTGACGCCTCAGCATTTGCGACCAGCTCGCCAGCAACCAAGTTTGACGCGGCTGGTGGTGAGCCACTCACCTTCCTTCATGAGCTTAAGGACACAGTCTTTGCGGCTGCTCATGGGATCAACCCTGACTCAATGATTCTCGGCCGTGACGTGTTCAGAGCTCTAGCGCGAAATCCTGAGATCAGAGGATACGTTGGCTCAACATCAACCGGCTTGGCGGCTGGTAGCCGAATCCTCAACGATGAGGCAGTGATCAGCGTTCTTCGTGATGTGCTTGGCATCCCGAATATCCACGTTGGACAAGCACGCCGTGATACTGCTGTTCCTGGTGCAACCTCATCTGAGTCTTATATCTGGGAAGGTGAAACCATCTTCATGGGCATCCTCAGAGGCGCTGATGCAATTGTGCAGAAGAGCGGAAACGTCAAGGGAATGCCTGTTGCGGCTCTCAACTTTGAGTTTGGCTCAATGGTGGCCGGTCAATATGATAGCCTCGATAAGACGCGCCGTTATGTCTACGCTGAGGAGGTGCATCAGGTGAAGGCGATTGACTCGACCCTAGGTCACGTTGTTACCAACTGCTTGGCCTGATTGATGTTGATGCCTAGTGAGTGTGGCTGTGGAACTGCACGCCCAATGTTGTTTTCAGAGGATGCTGACAAGAAGGCCATCGATGATCTTAACCGACAGGTCAAAAGCCAGCGCCCACCACTCAGCCAACTCACTAGAGCCAAGCGGGATCAGCTTATAGCTGAGGTGTCCGCTGAGCGTTCATTTGAACGCGCTCTTGGGTCAGCTAGACAAGAGCTCTCTGATTTATTAGAGCTGGCTTTGTCGAGCAATGACCCCAGCCTCTTGCTCTCACTCGATGATCAACAGCTGTCGGACTTCATCCTTCAAGGAGGGATGGGGCTTGCTGTTGAAGACTTCGTTGGGAGTCAAGAGAGAATTAGAGAGGCAGCTCTAAAAGGGTTGCAACTCGTGAACCCTGACTTAACAGCTGATGGACTCCCTGAGCTTGACAGCATTCAAGCCCAACTAGTCAGCCAAGTCTTTGATGATGTGATTCTGCCTGACACCAAAAAGGCCATCAGAGGAGCGCTCACATCTATTGCTTTGGATGTTCCTGATGAGATCATCATGAGTGACCTGAACCGGAGATTAAAGGCGAGCTCAGGCCGCCAGCTCACAGAGGTTAAGACGGCTATTTCTCAATATGGCCGGTCGATTACAGCGGCCGCCGCAGCTGCAGCAGAGCTTGATCATTATCTTTACACAGGGCCGCTTGACGGAATCACGCGGCCCTTCTGTCAGGTGCTTGTAAATAAGGTGGTCACTAGCTCACAAATGAGAGCACTGAGAAACGGCCAAGGCTTACCGGTCATAACTAGCGGTGGGGGTTATAACTGCCGCCACAGCTGGAGCCCGGTAACAGATTCATTTGTTGAAGCGGCTGACCTTGAAAGGGCAACGGCCTCTGACATCAGACGCGCCAATGCTCGCGGGAGATCATGATGAGAAAAGCAACAACCGGTCAGGACATCAAGTTTGTGTGGCATCCACGCACACCATACAGCGGCAACCCAACATTAACAGTGGGGTTCTCCACTCCCTTTAGTAGCGTGCTCTCTCAGCTTCGCTCTGATGTGAGCGTCTCAAGTGTGGCTACTGATAGGAGGACATTAACCTTATCAGCGCCGGTAGTGACTCAGCTTGAACGCGATGAGGTGAAGGCTTTCTTGCTCACCACTAGAGACACATGGTTTTCAGTTAAAGTCACTCGTTTAGGTGGCTCAACTGCTGTGCTCGCTGAGCCTCTACCAAGAGAGCTAGACTTGAGCACAGTGGCCACTCTGAACTTCTCGGCCTCATCAGTGACCATTGGCTCAGCCTATGCCACCACGGGCTTGTATCCCTACACAATCAGCTACACCAGCGAAGCCGGCGTGATTGATGCTGAGAGTGGAGTGCTGAAGGTTACGCCTCGGCCGTTTGACACGGGGCTTGATCATGAGCAACTCACTGACCGTTTCCCTCAACTAGCTGACATGGTGCCGCGCCGTCAAAGTGATCTCTTGCCGCAGATTGACGCGGCCTTACATGAGATCATCTTGGCGATTAGAGATCATGTGATTGCAGACAGCTGCACTGAGGATGAGGTCTTCAATCAGGGCTCATTCTTAAGCGCTCATGCTTATTGCTCAGCGGCTCTAGTCTACGAATCAGTTCTTCAACTCGACGTAGCGAGCGCAATGAGAGCGAGGTGTGAGGAGCTCCTCAAGTCTGCTCTTAGATCGCTAGTGTTAGACCTAGATGGTGATGGTGTGATTGATGAGGGAGAGGTTGACCTAAGAAGATCAGGAGGCAGCGCTACAGACTTTAGGGCAAGCTGGCGATCATTTAATAAGAGCGCTTATGATGCTCGCTTCACTCCCAAGAGAGGAATGAGGCACTAATGCCAGCGCGCGTTAATCTTAGTTTACCGTCTAGCCTGTGGACTGCTCGCGACTCAATGAGGCTGGCCAGCAATACCCTGGCCTCAATCAAGATCAGAACGAGTAAAGGCATTGACGCCAGTGGCCGTCCATTCAAGGGATACTCCACAAGGCCGCTATATGTCTCTAAGAGAGGCGCAAGGCTGAAGCCCAAAGGAGGACGCAAGACCAAGACGGGTCTTAGTGTTTTCTATGAGGGCGGTTATAAGCAATACAAGCACGACTCAAGGAGGCGCGGCCGGCGATCAGGCACGGCCGAAGTTGATTTGGTTCTGTCGGGTAACATGATGAATAATCTAGTTGTGCTCAACGCGACCAAGAATGGCTTTGTAATTGGGCTCACTCAGCACGCTCAATATGGGTTTTATGTAAATGATGATCGCGAGTTCATAGGCCTGAGTCCGCGTGATGTTGAGATCTTAGTGGCTGCCGTTCAGGCTGAGCTAGTGAGCAAGATCAATGGGAGGAGGACGCGATGAGCCAAGGCATAGCCTCAGCGCTGACCCACCTAGAATCCATGATTATGGAGGTGAGCCCAAAGAGGGATGTGCATCAAGGATTCGTTGCATTATCTAGAGCTGATGGCGCTACCTCGCCACTCAGTCAACGGGCTCACTCAAACAGATTCTTCACTCTTGAGATTGAGGGCTTCACGGAAGATGACGGGGCAGCCGGTCTCAGCGGTCGCCGGCGAGCTACCATCAATTTGAATGTTCGGTATGATATCCCAAGGGATCCACTGTATCTTCAGCGTATGATTGCAGAAGACGCTGACTCTTTATTGGTGCGGCTCAAAGGGCCAGAGTATGACCTCATCAATACGGGGATTGTGTCAGTCATTCCGGAGGCGCCATCACTGACAGATGTTGACCCAACCATAGAGTCAGGCTCTGTGATCCTGACCTTACCATTCACTCTTCTTTACTTGGAGGCTTAACCATGACGGTTACTCATAGATCAATAGGCGTGGCGGTTGAAAGCTCATTTGGCAGCTTGTCAGCGAGCACAGGACTACCTGACAATTCAGGGTTAACTTACATCTCAATACCATGTGAGCGAGATCCAATCGTGATTCCTGGTGAGCCTGTGGCGAGCGAAAGAAATGATGCTAGAGATGGCGCCTACTTCGTCCCACCTGAGCCAGACACAGTGTGGTCAGGTGGAAGCAGGGTGAGAAGAAGAACAGGTCAAGTTGTTGTTCGGGTTGACCTCACCACCGTTGGAACAAGCGCCGATACTTACGCCTCTAACTATCTTGGACACCTGCTTGGCGCCGGCCTAAAAAATCAGCTTCCGTCAATCGTTGACGGAGACGCGGCCGCAGGGATCACCAACGTCAATACCTTTGCACCGACAACGCCTTATGCTGTCGGTGATGTGGGTTGCTTGATTGGCGCTAACCTCAATGGGCGTGCTGAATACTCAGCCATTACTGACAATGATGTGACGGGGAATGTGACAGTAAGCCCGGCCTTCAGCTCAGGCTTTACCGGAACACCAACACTCTACTCTTTGGCTACTTGGTTTGTGCCAAGCCGGAATGAGAGCGGCACCAAGGAACACTCTTTGAGCTTTCGGATTGATGGCGTTAATTATCGTTCCTATGCCTACGGCTGTGTTCTTGAGAGCCTGTCAATCTCGCTTGATAACGGTCGATTGATGGGAGAGTTCACATATCAGTCAGCGCTTATTCAGGATGACCACAGCAGCGCCAGTGGCCCAATTGAGCCTGTGTATAATGCAGGCTCACCACCATTCTTCAGAGGCTCTTATGTGGTGATTAGTGACGGCTCACCGGCCAGCCTTGCCAATGGAACGGTGGGAGAAACACAGGGCCGGATTGCGCTTGATTGTGAAGACTTCAGCTTGACGCTCACCAATACACTGACGCCTCTTGGTCACAGCAATTCCATTCTCGCAATGAGCGGCATGGATATAAGTGATGTAAGCGTTGAGCTGAGCCTGACCCTAAGCTCAGTCAACACCACAGTGGCAGACGATTATTTTAATCGCACTGTTCGACAAGTCATTGTGGGCACTGGCCCAATTGGAGATGGGAAGGGTTGCGCTCTTATGATTCCTGCCGCTCAGCTCACCAATGACCCAAGCGCTTATGATGTCAGCGGCAATGATATTGTGAGGCAGACCTTGACCTATCAGCAGTCTCGATATGCTGGAGACTTCACCACGGCATCATATGAGAGCGGCGCTGGAAACAGTCCGTTCAGGTTAGGGCTAGGAGTGTAATATGGCCATCAGGTTTCTCACCAACTCTGAAGACACAATTGAGGTTGTGGCTACGTGTGACTCTGAGGTGATGGCTAGTGAAGAACAGCGAGCTAAATATTTAGAGCTTGCAGACCTTGACGCGCTTGAGTCCATTGGCAGAGGAGCCACCATATTTAAGCTGAAGGCTCTCTCTCCTAGTGAGCGCGAGGAGGCAGAGATTAGGGCCGGCGCTCTCCAACGCTCTGAGCTTGGGAGAATGCTTTGGAGTGAAGCCCCAAGTGATTCTTCTGAGCGTGCTCGCTGGCATCACGAACTATCCAATGATGAGCGTGAGGCAATGGCTCAATATAACGCCTATCTTTCGAGAGTCTATACTGAGATGATCAGAGCAAGCCTGGTGTCTATAGATGGCGAGTCAGCGAGCGTTGAGCAGCTCGCCAGTATCAGGCCAGACTCTCAGCGCCTTCAGGTCATCTCAGAGTTAGTGCTCCACATTCAGAGAATCAGCCTCTTAGGCATCGAGGGAAAATAGGGCTAGCGGCTTCTGTCTGGCTCAGCCATTCAAGAGGCCGCGCTTGGAGCTGTGACCAATGCAGAGCAAGACCATCTCTTAGGACTCTTCGTGGTTCTTGTGGTGGAGCGTTCCAGCCGGGCTTACCGTTGAGCCAAGAAGATGAGGCCGGCCTCTATGTCGATGGGTTTAGGGTTTGTCCTGATAGCGGTGAAGAGTTCGCTGAGTTGAAGGTTAGATCTTGTCCAGTCGCGAGCGCCAATAAGATGGCGGCTCTTATCGTCTCTTATCGTCGCCATCGCTCTGGCATCTACCCCATTGAGAAGGCGTATCCTCAACCGACCTGTGCTATCATTGAGGCGATGGAGACGCTACACCACAACACTGAGGCCGCGCAAATTAGAGCGCAAGAGAGGGCCAGTCAGGAGATAAGCCATGGCACAAAATGAGATTGATATTGAGGTTAACGTTGACGCCAACAAAGCGCTCAAGAACATGGAGAAGCTTGAAGCCGCCGGGGAGGCAGTGGGCGAAAGCTTCAACTCTTTGGGTGGCGCTGTTGGTGCCATGGGTGGCGTGCTCAATGAAAACCTTGGTGCTCTCGGTGAAAGTATGGGGGGATTGACTGAGGCGTTGGTGGGAGTAGGTCAGGCCGCTAGGGGTTCGGGTATGTCATTCACAGCGTTGGCCGGCCCCATTGGAATGATTGGGGTTGCGTTGGTCGAAGCGTATCAGGCTTACCGTGATTTTGTTGGTGTTAACCGTGACGCGGAAATCAACACTAAGGCCTATGAGATCGCCACCGGAGAACTCACAACTGCAATAGAGGAGCTGGCTACAGCTCAAGTTAAACTCAATAGAGCTCAAATCCAAGAGCTCATGACTTTAAGTATGAGTGCTAAGATCCCAATTGAACGCGCTCAAATGTTACGCGAAGACAACGCTGACAGGGTTCGGCGGCTAGACATCATTGATCGAGAAATTGCCCAGATACATAGGCAGAATCGGGAAATGACCGCGATGGAGAGAGCGCAAAGATCTCTCTATAGTTCAGGCCTAACGGAGAGACGACTCAATGATTTAACTAGAGAGAGGATAGCGCTTAAGGAAGAGCTCAACCGTAAAGAGATGGAGTCTATCGATTTAATGATTGAGGGCTCAGAGCTCTTCGCCAAGTTTGAGGCGCGTAAGCTAGAGCTAGAAAAACAGAGTGCGGAGTACAAGGAGGAGGTAGCCAAGAAAGAACAGGCGCTTCTAGATGATGCAGCGGTTAAGAATCTCGCTCGCTCGAAGCACACGCTTGAAACTCAAAACAGGCTTGCTCTGATGGAGACTGAGAAGCGGATTAGAGAAATCAACGCAATGGAGGACATCAGTAACGAGGTTAGAGCCAAGGCTGTTATAGCTGAGCAAAAAGCCCTTCTTGCTCGCTTCGATGAGCTACGCAAAGCAGACGCTGAGAAACAGGTTGCTAGAGCTAAACAAGCTCAGGCCATGAGAAGCGCGGCAGCTCTAAGGCGCTTGGCTTTAGAGCGTAAGACCCAAAGTGAGCTTGATAGAATTAGGCGTGCTGAGATCGAACAGCTAAGACTTCAAGGAGCCTCTCAGCTTGATGTATTGGAGATGAACCAAGAGCTAGCTCTCAAGGCTGTGCAGAAGAATGAGCGCCTTAAGACTGCCGTGATGCTGGAGTTTGAAAACAAGCGCACCAAGATCATGCAGGAGCAAGAGCGCAAGCGAGCAGAGGAGGCTAAGCGAGCGGCAGAGAAGGAGCGCCAAGAGGCAGAGCGCCGGCGAGCCTTTGAGTTTAACTCAGCAGAGTTTGACGCTCAGAGGATAAAGGATGGACTTGAGAGAGAGTTAGCGTTGCTAGACCTCAAGTATCGTAAAGAGTTGGAGATGGCGGAGCGCTCTCAATCTGAGATTACTGAGCTCAGCAGAAGATACGCCATAGAGCGAGAAGAAATTACTGAGGCGACCACCAAGGCACAGATTGAAGCCGCGGCCCAACTTACATCAATCGTTAGTGATGGCCTGGCGGAGAGCGCTTATCATGCCGTGTTGCTTGGTGAGAGCTTCACTGAGAGCATTAGTAAGATACTGATTGGACTTGGTAAAGAGGCATCTGTAAGATCACTCATGGAGCTCGCCAGTGGAGTGGCGGCCCTGTACTACAATCCAGCGCTCGCGGCCGGTCACTTCAAGGCGGCCGGCTTCTACGCCACAGCAGCGGCAGTAGTTGGCACTGGAGGCTTAGCGCTTGGCGGTGGCGGTGGCGGTGGCGGTGACTCAGTGAGTGCGAAAAAGAGCGCCTCAGCCTCTCCATCAGGCTCACCACAATCAGCGCCCAAACCACAGAGAGAGAGGGCTGAATCTCAAGCCCTAGTCTTCAACATCAACTTTGGCAATAGCACAATATATGACACCAAGCGAGCCGCTCAGGATGCAATGGCCTCAGAGATCATGAGGACAATGCAACGGCAGAGACGGGGCGCGCCTCGATTTATGGGAGTGTGACAGATGCCTCTTAATAACCCGGCTCCAAACTTTGGCCTCTTGACTGCCTATGATCTCAGAGCTCAGGACAGCACCAAGATCTTTACTCGCGGATCTAATGCCGTCCATCTGCCTTCCTTCTCAACGGGTGAAGGTGTCTATGAAGACGCGCTCTTTCTCCTAAATGGAAGGGCCAGTCACACGAACAACACAGCCACAGACCAGCTTCAAACGCTCTCTAATTTTGGTAGCTCATGGACGGTGAGCATTAGCTCTAGTGACAAGGTAACCATCACCTCAGATGCTCAATTCAAGCTCCTGCTCACTGGCTCAGATGACCCGTTTGGTTTTGGATCAAGCACAATCCCATCAGTAGCATCAGGCTCTAATTGGGTTGTCGAAGCTTCGGGAGATTGGGCTAGAGGATTACTCGACCTCACCAACGTTTCTTATCAAGTCATAGAGACCGGTGGTAGCCTGACCTTCAATTGGCCGGCAGTGCGGAAGCTGAAGATACAAGACGTACCCACCTTCATTAGAGACAGATCGACAGTTGCAGACGCGGACGCTTTCGGCCTGAGCTCTATTGAGGAGCTCGACCAAACAGCAGCCTCTAACCCTGGCATCACATGGGCGCTAACAGATCAAGGCTACGTCCAAACTTACTACCTCACATCACTAGGGGATATCGTGTGGAATGATGATGAGGTGAGAAGCCTGTTAGGGTTTGAGGGTGATGAGGTGCCGGTCATCTCCGGCGTCTATTCTCAGCTCACCTCCACTCATAAAGCGGCCGGTGTTCTGATTCCTAGCCGGCCTTATCAAGACCATCATTTGAGAGTCACTAACCTTAGTCAAGCACGCCGGCTGATTGGTGGCGGGTATGCCTCCAACTTCGTGGGCTCTTATGTCTCTTCGGCGTTGCTCTTTAATCTGGATGCTCTGCTTGATGAGGTCAGCGACTATCGGCACTTCTCAAATCGTTGGCTGCCTCTGTGCTCGCAAGGTGAGCGCGTCAATTTCTATCAGGCGTGGGGAGACTCAAGGCGAGCGCTTAGGGATGCTCAGATCACCTCTGCTCAACCCGCTTATGATTCGCTTTACACCTCAGAGGATGACGGGGAGTATGGGAGAATTAGAGGGTCAATGTTGAGTAGTGAGTTTGATCTGGCATATCCGGGCCGGCTCAAAAGACGAGTGCCCGTTCAGATGGAGATCGAGCATCTATGAGTAATACATTCACATCACCACCGGTCTTAGTTGATCCTAGCCGAGTCACGGCAGGTTTGACCATCAGGTCAGAGGAGGCATCACGGCTAGGAGATATGGGCAATTATTCCTTTGCTCAGGTGGGCTGTGGCAATGTGATCAGCCAAGCATGGGATGATCAAGTCTGGCCATTCAGCGCCAACTCCATGACTGACGTGTGTGAGTGGGTGGTGCCTCATCCATCTGAAGAGCACGTCACCTTTGACTTCGTCCTGATGGCTCACTCCACTCAGCCCGGCAGCTCAGCGAAAGTCACCGTTGAGTTTCCATTGAGCGGCAACACATATTTCTCAACCTCGACCATCTCAGATTCAGCGCGATTTGGAAGCGCCTTTGAACTGATCACTGTGAGCATCAGCGCGGTTGAGGATGAGACGATTGCTCAGGTAAGACTATCTCTTGAGGCTGGCTCAGGTGCTGTTGTGTATGTGGCAGGAGTGCAGGCATCTTGGGCCGCTCTCTCTTCTCCTCTGGCGGCCAGAGCTCTTGATCAATATGGAGAGTCATTTATGCCATCAGGCATCTCAAGGCTAGGTGCTGACCTGCCCTTGACCTCTCGCTTTGGCGTCGATCAGATCAACAATATTGGAATGTTGAGAAAGCGCAAGCGGACCCTTTTAAGCTGGTCTGGTGCAAGCGTGAGCGATACCTACACCTTATCAGGCACCTCTCATAGAGCAGCGCAAGGGCTAGGGTCTTTTGATCCTCAGTTGCTGTATTCTGAAACGGCGCTCTTTGCGGGTATGCCGGAGACTGGTCTGGATGTAGACGTATACATCAAAGCCGCTAACGTTGGTGGCACTGCTCTTGATGTTGAGATCTTTGGTTATAGATTTAGTATCTCCTCAAACGGTTGGAGCTCCTACGGGGTAGACTTGCGACAGCCTGAGCTGGCCAGAGGCGTTGAGTTTAGATTGCCTATGTATCGAGTCGGACTAGAGCCCACTCAGCTCAACACTGATAACCTGCTTTCGGACACCAACCGAATCTCAACAGCGCCTCATATAATCGGCCTTTGTATATTAGGGGTTTAGCTCATGCTTATACCAACAGCTTATCAGAGACTGCCAAGCGTTCAGGGCTGTTATAATGGGCAGCTTCTCTTCGGTGGTGCAGTTTCTCAAATGGCCTCAGCGCTCGCCCAAATCACTAGAGCTAAAGCACTGAGCGAAGCCCATTATTATGTAGGGCGTGGCGTGCTCACCTCTGCCGGCGGTCGCTCATATTTGGGCTTTGGGCTGAAAGGCGCGACCACCTATCACTTCATCCATAGAGCAAATCCGGCGGCCTCTCATCTTGGTCTCGTCTTTAAATACATCAGCGCGAATCACCGGACAGCAGCGGTAAGAGCTGACTTTAAGCTGAGAGCCACGGCAGGCAACTCTTACACAGGCACCACTCTTGATTATGGGATCAGGTTCAGTGAGGTTGAGCTAGAGTCATCTCCTCGAACGCCGGCGGTATCGAGCACAGGAGCTGAGCTTATTGAAGCGCCCACCAACACCACACCAGAAGCGCCACGGCCTTTATATATCCCTGTGGCCAATCGTGGTGAGCTGCTTAATATAGAGCTGGAGGCAACGCAGATAATACCGCTCTCAGTCTCCATCTATGATCTCTTCATTGCAGAGGTAGCACCATGATCACTAGCCAGCATGGCCGGCGGGTTTTCGCTCTCCAGATCGCAGGGCTTGAATATCGGTACCACTCGAACTCTCCACCGGCGTCAAGTAACCTTGCCTCAAATGTGGCGGCGGGAATTGCCTATGTAGATCAGGAGGGCCTTGTATCAGTCAGCGACTTCAGCGCCTCCATTGATCCTAGTGGCGGAGTGGCTCAATATGATCCCATAACGCTCACGCTAGGCATTGATAGGAGACGCGGTGGGGTTGGTGATCCTGGTATTATCTTTGGGCGCTGTGGCGCTCGCTCTGGTTCTATCCGCTCTCAGCTATCAGCCTCTGCTTCTCGTAGTGACCTGACGTTTCAGACGGCCTCAGACTTGACCTCTCTCTCATATCCTCGATTGATGCATATAGGCGCTGAGACTGTTCGAGCATCTAGCGCCACATCATCCTCAGTCACTGTTGCTAGGGCTGTTGGTGGTTCGGTTAGGCAGGCTCATGCCGTTGGGCTAGAGGGCTCTTTTACTCCTGAGCTAGCTGATGAGATCACCACATTTAGAGGACGCCTCGCTAAGCTCTATATGGCTCACCGGTATCCTTCGGGCTTGGTGTCAGACTACGTCGAGATCTGCAACGGGTTTATTGCAGAATCTCCTTACATCGAGGCCGGCGATACAGTGTCATTAAGCCTCTTACCGCTGACCGCTTTGATTGATACGTCTCTGGCTGACAAGGGGATTGGGCAAACGCGACTGCTCCAAAACTATCATTATTATGATGGGCTCAACGGCTCAACGCTAGAGTATCTAACCGTTCTGAAGAGAGCGCCTCAATCCACCAATGATTACATCACCTTAACTCCTGACACATCAGCATCAATTACAGCCTCTACGTTTCAGCTGATTATTGAGAATCAGAGCGGAGGGCCTAATCTTCTAGATGACTTTGACCCATCCCTTGCAGCTGGTCCTGACGCTGATGATTTCATTGAGGAGCATCCAAGATTTCCCAAGTTCAGGAGAGCAGAGGATTTTGATAACTCTGATGAGGGAGTCTTTACCACAGCGCTTACTTATGGCGCCGGCATCCCCGGCTATGTGGTGCACGCTAACAGCACGCCAAGCAACGCGCTCTCAGCCGGCCAGATATCGGCCACTGATTCTTTGAGATTGAACCTTGGAAGGGCTGAGCTAAAGCAACACTCTCTAGGGAGTGCTGAGGTTAAGCGATGGCCTGAAGTCATCAACGATACACTAGAGGCAGACGGGCCATCATCGACCAGTGGTTATGCTGGAGGAATCTTGAAATGGCGGTTGACTCCTGACTATCAGATCAAAGCTGAGAAGCTGAGCAACTCCCCATTCAACGCCTACCTTGCATTGTTCACGAATCGAGCAACGCTCATTTGGGCTCGCGATACGCTAGGCATTGAGCGCCCAAGGGCTTGGTCTTCTGACTCCTCTAATCTAGAGGTGCCAGACTTGGCGCGGTTCGTTTATCCATTCCAATATTTCATGGACGAGACAGGGCAGGTCTTTCAGCAGTTTGGAGAGTCGGCACCTAGAATGTATTTCGGCGTTAATGCAGACGGCACGAATCTCACAGGAGCGCGGCAACTGCCCCAACCTCCTTCAGCTTACTACCAACAATATGAGTCTGTGATCTTGGTGGAGGGCTCGCTAGGCTTGCCGAGTTCGGCCGGTGCTGACCTCTATGACGTGGTGGTCAGGTACCATGACATAGAGCAGGATGCTGAGCGCGAACAGGTCTTTAAGTGTACTCATGAAACTGCTGCCTCTTATGGCGGATCTTCGGTGGGCGTGCTGTTGCATATCGCCAGCTCAAACGACTTCCCTTTAAATGTTAGCTTTGGTGATTGGCCTGATCAGGATCGAGCTCTGATATTCAGGGGAGGTCAACTTCAGAGAGAGAGACCAGGTGAGGCGCTGCTAAAGCTCCTAGAGTCAGGAGGAGGCGATCAGCTCAACGGCTCTTATGATGTTTTGGGAATCGGGCTTAACCTCAGCTCAGCTCACATTGATGAGGATAGTTTCTTGTCCGTCGATAACGCGGCCTCGCTGAGCATCTCAGGCAACCTCTTAGGAGACGGTCAAGACCTTAAGCAGATCTTTGAGGGACTATTGAAAATGATGGGTGCTGTGTTGACCATGCAGAGAGACCCATCCACAGGCTTGAGTAGATTGACACTGACAGCAGTAGGAAACGAAAAGACAGGCTCAGTGAGCGCGACCGTTGAGGCCGGTGATTGGGTGGCAGAGCCTCCACCTCATTGGGGCATCTATGAAGACTTGGTGACTCAGGTTGAATTCAGGTACGACTATGAGCCAGCTGAGCAGGACTACAGATCTAATCTCATATTCAACAACCAAGAGGCGATCTCTCGTTATGGTGGAGAGCGCTCTAAGATTGTGCTCGATGTGCCGGGAGTCAGCTCATTAATATTTGGGCGTGGAGCTGCTAACGCCTTTAGTTACTTCCTTCCCACCTCAAGCAGAATCTTCAACCTTCTCTCTAATCCTCTGAGGACTTGGAGTGGTTCCATCGCCACCGGTCAAAGCGCTTACCTCGATGTAGGAAGTTATATCAAGGTCAGCTCTCCTCACCTCAGAGGCTATTCAGATGAGTATGGTGTGGCCGGCGGGATAGGCATGATTCGAGCAATCAGGCAATCTCTTGAGGGAGAGGGATGTGAGCTTGAGATTATAGCAACGGGCCTCAGTCCCGTGAACTGGAATCGAGCTGCCAGAGTAAGCTCAGTTGATAGCTCCACGGCGGTTAGTGTAGAGGCTAACGCTTTCAGCGCTTCAGGATCTGACGCCTCATTCTATGCGGTCGGCGATGTGGTTCAACACTTGCCACGTGGCAACCAAGACGGAGCGGGCTCACAACTGACCATTGATAGCATTGTCGGGAACGTCATCACATTCACGGCGGCTCATGGAATCCCGTCAACGGGAGGAACCATTGAGCCGGTTACTTATGCTAGCGCCTCAACAGCTCATAGAGAAGATGCTTATCTTGCTGACAATTCTGATAGAATCAACTTAACCATCACGGCACAGGAGTTTAATTGATGCCTACTAAGAGCCAGTTAGAGAACAGAGTTGATGAGCTCGAACAAGACATGAGGCGGCTGAAGCGCGCCTATGGTCAAGCCTTGATCGACCTCCCCAAATTTAAAGAGCGAGACTCGCAAGGGCCACAGGCCACCTGGTGCCCACATTCCCAAGCGGCAATTCAGCGAGCGCTTGCAGAGTGGGAAAAGGACATCATTGAGCCTGATCCTGAGATTGACAACTATATCAGGAGCCGTGATGGGCTTGGTTGGACTTGGTCGGCTCAATATGTCAAGAATGGTCAGTTTGCCTGGTGTGGCGCGTTTGCTGCTTGGTGTTGGACTGATGTCCGATACGACCTGAGACAAAAGGTTTTTCCATCATGTTATCGGCTTCATGCTCGTTGGGCCTCCACCTCACGCCGAATCAAAGACCCGCTTCAGATGTTGCCTGGTGATATCGTTGTAATCTCCACCAGCAACGGGGCCTCATGGGGTGATCACATCACTCTGTGTTTAGAGGCTCCTAACGGCGAGTCCAGCTACAAGGCGATTGAGGGCAATGCGCGCGGAGAGCTCAGCAACGGTGAGAGGGCTGAAGGGGTTGTTGTGAACACTCGACCACTAGACAGAGTAATGTTTGTTTATCGACTCCTTGAAGAGGACTTAGATGTCTAGTGATGAAACCACAACTCAGAAACTAGGTGGCCGAAAAGCGACGGCGTTCTATGCCTCGCTAGCGTGCATGATGGTGCTCGCTCTCATGGATAAAGCGCATACCCACGTACTTGGTCTCATTGATACTCTGTTCCTTGTCTACGCTGGCGCCAACGTGATGGCTAAGCCTAAGACTTTAACCGAATCCCAACCACAACCCATAACCATCAAGGAGGAGCCATGAGGCTAGGAGTAAGCGACCCGACAAGCGCGGGTGTTATCATTGCGGCCTATGATGCAAGCGCCGTTAACAACACAGACTGGAACTCTCTCACAGCCACAGATTTCTATGATCCATCCACAGGCACACAGCTTGACGCTTCCATGAAGTTTGCGTTTGTGGGCGCGGCGAGTGCCTCAACTATGTATCTCAGATTTCGATCAGGCAACGCCGGAGATGGGGCCACTAATACAGATGGTGTGATCCCCTTACTTGGCGGTTTCACTATCGACTCACAAGCGATTAGTGCGGCGAACTCCATCACAACCATAGGCTACAAAAAGAGCGTAGGAACAGACACTTGCATCATCTACGCTGGCTTTAATTACTAAGGAGAAATCAATGGGCATATCATTCTCAATCCCCGGCTCTTCAGCTGCAGAGACAGACACGCTTGATTCTGTGACCACGCGAGGCGCCACCACCACCAATAGCATTCAAGTGGGCGGCGTGAACGTGGCCGGCAACTATGCCTTGCCGACTGCTGACGGAATCAATGGGCAGGTCTTGACTACAGATGGATCAGGCTCACTATCATTCAGCACAGTGACAACCACAGGTGCCCTAAGCTACAAAGGTAGCTACAACGCGGCCACGTCTACCCCATCCCTGACCACAGCTCTCAAGGGAGACTTTTACTTGATCAGTGTGGCGGGTACGTTAGCCGGCGTATCGTTAAGCGTTGGTGATCACATTGTATTTAACCAAAACTCGGCCAACCCTGTTACGTCTGCCATGTTTGATGTGATCGACAACAGCGAAGCTGACACGCTAGACACAGTGACAACGCGAGGCGCGACAACGGCAAATTCAGTTCAGGTTGGCGGGCTCAATGTTGCTGGCAGCTATAACCTGCCTACAGTGGACGGCTCAGCAAATCAGGCCATCACAACCAACGGGTCAGGCTCGCTCTCATTCTCCACAGTCCTCACTGATGTGGTAGATGATACCTCTCCACAGCTTGGTGGGCCTTTAGACGTGAATGGTCAGAGCATCACAAGCGCGGCCAATGGTGATATTACACTTGACCCAAATGGGACGGGTGAGGTGATCCTTGGGGCTGACGTGGTGCCTGATGCTGATGCCACACATGACCTTGGGGCAGAGGCAACCCGTTGGGCTCAGATTCATGGTGAGCTAAATGGGGCCGTTCAATTCAAGGCCAAGAATGATTCAGGTGGAGTCATCAACAAGGGCCAGGCCGTTTACATCAAAGGCATAAGCGGCACCGTTCCAACAGTGGGGCTGGCGCGTGCAAACTCAACGCTCACCATGCCGGCCTTTGGACTCGCTGCGAGCTCAGCCAATGATCAAGCAGAGTTGCAGGTCGTCACCTTCGGAAACCTCAGCGATTACAACACCACAACTTACAGCCTAGCGCTCAATGATACTGTGTATGTAAGCGCGGCTACAGCTGGAGCGCTCACGTCTAGCGCTCCATCCACTGAGGCTAACCTCGTTCAGAATATAGGTCGAGTGATTAGAGCAGACGCTTCAGCCGGAATCATTAAGGTTGGTGGCGCCGGCCGGAGTAACGCAACCCCCAACCTGAATGATGGCCAGATCTTCAAGGGCAACGCGAGCAATCAAGCAGAGTCAGTGGCGCTCTCCTCAATTGCGCTGAGCTCGCTCAACGATGACCTCAGCTATCTCACGCCGGCCAATAACCTGAGCGACCTAGCCAACGCGAGCACAGCTCGAACTAATCTAGGTGTAGCGATTGGCTCAGATGTTCAGGCCTATGATGCTCAGCTTGCAGACGTGGCGGGCCTGAGTCCAGCAGATGGCGCCTTCATTGTTGGAGATGGCGCAAACTTCACGGCTGAGTCAGGAGCCACAGCGCGAACCAGCTTAGGGCTTGGTTCAGCGGCAACCTCAGCGACCACAGACTTTCTGGCCTCCACAGCTGGCCTAAATAACCTCGCTGATGTGAGCTTCTCAGCAGGCCCCGGCATAGACAACTATGTCCTCACCTATGACAACGGAACATCATCATGGGGTGCTGAGGCTGTTCCTGG